TCTATATTAACTTTGTTAGTCATGTTCATTTCTTGAGTCTGTTCCATTTTCTCAACAGATTTATAAAGATCCTCAATTAAAAATATTTGCTCCTGGTCTACGGGCACTTGTTCACTTTTTTTAAGCAAGTCATTTTGGAATAACTCACGTGATGTCTCTAACGATACCAACCTCGCAGTCAGCTCCGTATATGCGAACACGCCCATTGCTACGAGCACGATTAGGCTAGCTACCGTCTTCATTGGCATCTGCACACGTGCCTCTTCTCCGATGTTGAGTGGTCTATTGGACACCTGGTCCTCCGCAGAGAGCCAAGACAACTAACATTACAATCAGTAAACCTGTAAAGTAATAGTTCATCCTCTGATACTCCATAAAAACCTAAAATAAATTATTTAATAATTATTGCTGCAACTAAAACTGCAAATACAAGACATTCTATCTTGTGATCTGACCAATAATGAGCAACTTTAATTTTGATTTTATCTATCATATTTGTCTCCTTTGTTTATTCTTTTTACATTTACATCTTGGTGCAAATAATTTGTCTATCCAGGAAGACCAAGTATCTAGTGCACCAAAAAACGAATATATAAAACGATCAATCATTGTTCTAATTAAAACCCCTAGTATTAATAAAATAAATAACAGCCAAAGTATAACATAGACAATAGAGTCTAGAAATAACCAGTATGCTTTTTCTAGCACTTCCAACGTCTTCTTGCGGCACATATTCTCTTATCTGGAGTTTTACTGCAATTAACGTTATGCATCTTCATTTGTCCTGCACTTCTTGCACAGTAAGACTTTCTACGTTTAGAAGCTTTACTGCCTTTTTTGACTTTCCCTGTAACAGCTGTTTTTAATTTAGATCCAGGGTTAAGTTTTCTATAAGCCTTGACACCGGCTCTAGTCATTCCTGCACCTGATTTAGTACTACGATAGTTTTTCTTGTTACGAGCAGGCATACCACCTTTCGCAAAAGATTCTATCTCTAATCCTAAATCAGCGTAGTAATCCATTTTACGTAAATGTAATTGTTACTCCAGCAGTTCCTGCAATAGTTGCATGAACACCTTCTACAAATAAAATTCCAGAACCTGGTACGTATTCAGACAATCCTTCTGTTCCAAATAAATATGTAGCAACAACATCTCCTGTTGCTCCACCTGTTCTTAAAATAATAGAACCACTTGCATTTCCTTTTCCTTGAATAGAAGTAACTCTAGCTCTTCTAGTTGTAGGAACCATTTGCGCTGTGGCTGTAGCATGTGCTACCGACTGATCTGATGTGAAACTTCCTCCACCCATAAATCTTCTCCTTTAATTTGTGGCTCCCGAAGGAGCCACTAGTTTATTATTATAAGTCTACTGCGTCTTGAACAGAATTATTCTGCATGTATAAAACAGTAACCGTTGCTGCACCAGTTGTACCATCTCCGTTAGCACCTGTGAAATCAGCAAGAACTTGTATGTCAGTTGTACCAACATTAGTTGCTTCTGTATCTAAAGTACCGTGAGTAGTTGCTAAAGCTTTAACATTAGCTGTAGCTATAAATGCATCTGCATCTGCTACTGTTCCTACTGAAATAGTTGCTGCACCACCGTCATTGTTTACTGTAGTTACATTTAAAATTACATCAACTATTTGTGAGTTTGCTGGAACTACTGCACATACTTGATTAAGATGTGAAGCTCCAATAATATCAACTTTCACTGATTGAGCCATTATAACTTGTCCAACATTTGTTATATCTTTACCAAGTGTTGTACCTGTAGTGTTTGAAATCGTTCCCGCTTTTATTGGTCCCGAAAAAGTAGTATTTGCCATAATTTTCTCCTTTGTATAGCTTTAAACTTTGTAATCTCTATACCGTCTGACTAGCCAGTTTACAAAGTTAATTTATCTAGTGTTTTGATTATACATAAAAAAAGGGGCAGAGTAAACTCCGCCCCTTTTTAGTTAGTAAGTTTAATTACTATTAACTAGTTGGTAGATTTCCATTACCAAAGACACATCTTGGATCAGAGAATCCAAAAGAGTATCTTTCTCTAGCTTTAAATCTTACGTTTCCTGTATCGAAATCACCTTCCATAGCAGTTTTAATTGGACTTCTGATGAAGTGTTTAAAACCGTTAGGTGCATCAGTTAATAGGAAATATGAATCCGTGTCAGTTAAGAAGTTATTAACCACATAACCTTCTGGAACCATACCCATATTAGCCATTGCGTTGATATCGTTATCAGCAGTTCCGACTCTTTGAGGAGACTTCATGATTCTCTCAGCAGTAAATTGTAATTCTTTTGGAATTATCATTTTTCTACCTTGAGTCGCAATTTTTAATCCTCTTTCATCTACAAAAGATGAGATATCGATTAACGACTGCTCAAGTGAAGTTTCGTTAAGGTCGGCAGCAGTTGCTAGTACGTTTGAGAACGTACCACCTGTTGCTAACGGGTGACTTGCGTTAATTAGTGAAACGCCATCTCCACCGTTAAATCCAGATGTTTTCTGTGCATTGTTTAACACAGATGCTGCTTTAACTTGTTTAGTGTTCGACATAGATCTTGCAAGAGCTCTTGTGTATCTTGCAGCTAATCTGTCGTACAGGTTATCTTCGATCGCTTCCTCAGTGATAGAGAATGCTAAAGCGATTGTTTCGTGTGAGTATCTTGCTGTGAAAGTTTCACCTGCTTGATCAAACACTACTCCCGCACCTTCTTGTTTAACTGGTGCTGAAGCGAAACCGCTTAACATTACTTCTTCTTCAAAAGCTCTGTCAGATGTTTCAGACGGGAAAATCTCCGCATGTTGATTTTCATATCTGTTATATTCCAGGCCGAATAAAGCATTCAAACCTGGCTCTAGTTCTTTAACTAGCTGTGCTCGTGATATTGCCATAGTTATTCTCCTTTATCTATTACGCTAAGCCTGTACCACTTCTAAAGAAGTGATTGTTGATTCTAACAAGAATGTTAGCATTCGATGTACTAGTATCCGAATTATCTGGATCCTGTGATATATCGATTGCTTGTACCGCAAAAGTAGCAGTAGTGCCTGAAGCACTTACGTCTAATTGTACGCTTGATATTCCTGTTTGTGTTACACCGCCTGCAGTAGTAACAGAGTAGTTTTTAAACAGATCTGCTCTTGTAAAAGCTTCATCAGCGTCCATTAAAAATACTGCATCTGGATCATCAACAACAAAGGCAGTGATATTGCCTTCACTTGGATTGATTGAACCAGGGTAGTAATTACTGAACGTTGGCTTTTGAGTAGTTGGATCGTTATAAAACACTCCGTTAAAAACGCCCACAACAGCGTCACTAGTATTACCAGTATGTCTTTCAATATTTCCAGTTGATGTTGGAATAACCAAATCACCTTGGAAAATTGCAGTTCCATAATTAGCTTTGATAGTGTATCTGTTTTGAGCACCTACTAATGGTGTACCGTCTAGTTTTCTGTGCGGTCTTAGACCGAACTTTTCTAGTTGATTTGCCATAGTTGTTTTCTCCGTTTTATGTTTAGTTTAACTCCAAGCTAACTCCGTAGGTAATGCAAAAAAACTATTTTTTACGACTACCACCAAAGGTAACTCTTGATTGCCTATCAATATTGATTGGCATTTCAGGTCGTTGTTCCTTCATTAGATCATTGTCAACCGCATCCATTTGGTCTTGAGTAATTCTATCGAAATACTCTGCACGGCTTTTTAATGTCTCTTCAGGTATCCTTGCCAACACAAGGCCACCGATTCCAATACACCCTTGATACTGCCCCTGATTGATGATCGGGTATTTGCCTACATCAGATGAGTTTTTAATCTCTTCTGCTCTTACAAATTCCCAACCTTCTCTGAATTTTTTGGTTACATTAGCTGTATCCTCAAATCCAGCCACGCTCGTTCGTATCCAACGATGGGCAAAGCCCTGTGGAGCGGGTGGTGCGTCTAAACTCGATGGTGGAGCCCAAGCGCTAGGTTTTTTTGTTTCTTGCCTAGTCTCTGACTGGCGTGAGGTTCGTTTGATATCATTATCCATTTGCATTCTCCTTCACGTATTTTGCGTATTCCTCTAGT